AAACTGCAAGGTGCTATCGAAGCATTGACTATTCAGTTGAATCCTTCTGCTGGACAACCACCTGCTGGACCTGAGGATCAAACAGGTCAACCTGCAGCACAACCACCTGGCATGGAGATGCCCGATAATATTACGGACATTCCTGGAATTGATGTGATTCCAGCTGCTCCCCAAGGATGAGTTTAAACTACATTAGAGAATACTCAATGACCTCCACTGAAATATGTGATGAAATCATTGAGTTATTCAAAAAACATGATAGAGCAGGAAATACTAGACCAGGAGAAATTTCCAGAGGAGTAGATAAAAATACTAAAGATAGCACAGATTTAGTTCTTGGTGCTATCTTTGATAAAGATCCATATGCTAATGCACTAGCAAATAGGTATATGGAGGTAGTTAAAAAATGCACAATGGAATATTGTGATCATTATAGATTACCAATGAAAGGAGTAAATCCTAAAACTACTCCCCAAATACAATACTATAAACCAAAAGGTGGATATAAAGAATATCATGCAGACGCTACCTTTATGGGAAATTCTTCTAGGTGTTTAGTTTACATAACATATTTAAATGATGTTCCTAATGGTGGAACTACATTTAGAGATTGGAAATATACTACCAGATCACAAAAAGGGAACACTGTAATATTTCCAGCGTTTTTCACTCACGTCCACAAAGGTCAAATATCTAAAAAACACGAAAAGTATATCATCACTGGATGGTTACATTATACGGATTAGTCCTCTGCTAAATAAAGTAGAGGACTATTTTTATGCGTATACATGGCGCAACCTACAAGTAAAGCAGAATTGAAAGAATATTGCCTGAGGCGATTAGGTAGACCTATTCTGGAAATTAACGTTGATGATGATCAAATTGATGATTTAATTGATGATGCCATTCAGATGTTCAATGAGCGTCACTATAATGGCACTGAGAAAATGTTCCTAAAACATCAGTTTACTGCTGATGATAAAACACGTTTTACAGGAAGTGATGAAACCCTTTCTGTTGGATCTACAGATTGGTTAGCAAGAAATAATTACATTCCTATTCCTCCTCATATTACTGGAATCAATAAAGTATTTGGTATTAAGGGTAGTAATATTAGAAGTAATCTATTTGGACTAGAGTATCAACTGTTTCTTAATGATCTATATCAATTTGGATCTGTTGATATTTTAAGTTACTATATGGTTAAGTCATATCTAGAAACACTAGATATGGTGTTAAACAACGGAAGTTTTATTCCTTTTAGATTTAATCAACGTCAGGATCGTCTATACATTGATACTGATACTGATTTTGTAGAAGAGGGTGCATTTGTTATTATCGACTGTTGGAGAGTTTTAGATCCCACGGACTACACTCAAGTATATAATGATCCATTTTTAAAGAGATATACAACTGCTTTAATTAAAAGGCAATGGGGACAGAACTTAATTAAGTTCCAAGGTGCTCAACTTCCAGGTGGTATCACTTTAAATGGAAGACAAATTTATGATGATGCAGTTGCTGAGATCCAAGCGATTGAGGCAGAGATGGCATCTACATATGAAATCCCACCACTGGACATGATCGGATAAGATGGCAAAAAACACTTACTTCACTCATGGTACTAGAGAGGAGCAGATGCTCCAGCAATCCCTGGTGGATGAGTTTATTAATATGTTTGGAATTACCACTTCGTATATTCCAAGAAGATTAATTTTAAAAGATGATATTTTAAATGAAGAGGTTATCTCTGAATTTACTGATTCATTTACTATGGAAGCATATCTTGAAAACTTTGAAGGATTCCAAGGTGCTGGAGATATTCTTACTAAGTTTGGAATTAGATCAACTGATGAAATTACTCTTGTAATTTCTAGGCAAGCATATGATGATTTTATTTCATTACCAATGCAATTAGTTGATAATGTTCAACTACCACAAAGACCTGCCGAGGGAGATTTAATTTATTTTCCCCTATCAGATAACTTATTTGAAATTAAATTTGTAGAACATGAGGCACCATTCTATCAGTTCGGTAAACTTTTTACTTACAAACTGAAGTGTGAGTTGTTTGAATATACTAATGAAACTACAGGTGAAGGTATCTTTGATACTCAACGTGATGAAGGATTTATTGTCAAGTACTACTATGAGCAGGCAACTCTTTCTGGTCAACCAGAAGTTGGTGAGAAAGTAACAGGGTCTGCTACTGGTCTAACTGCATTTATTAATCTTTGGAATCCTCAAGAAAAATATGTTGAACTTAGAGCACCAACAGGTAGCACTGACCATGGAGAGTTTCAGGTTGGAGAAACCCTTACAGGATCTAATAGTGGATTCTCTATAAATATTTCTAACTTCGATGAACTTGACATGAAGGATAATTATGCTGACAATATTGATTTTGAAACCGTTGGAGACGGTATTCTTGACTTTACAGAAATCAACCCATTTGGAGAATTTGGAAATAGGAGTTAATTATGCTAGGAACATATAATTATAATCAGATTCTTAGAAAGTGTGTTGTTGGATTTGGCACACTTTTTAATAACCTGGAAATTCGTAAATTTAATGAGGACGGATCAGTTTACCAAAGAATGAAAGTTCCTTTGGCATATGGTCCTAGTCAAAAGTTTTTAGCTCGTATTGAGCAACAACCAGAACTTGGTCGCCCTAATGCGATCACTCTACCACGACTGTCTTTTGAGATGACAGGCATGGAGTATGATCCATCTAGGAAACAAAGTCCAACACAGTATTGTCTCACTAATGAGAACGCTGAAGGATTAAGAAAAACATTTATTCCTGTTCCATATAATCTTGAATTTGAATTGAATGTTCTTAGTAAAACACAAGATGATTGTTTACAAATTGTAGAACAAATTTTACCTTTCTTCCAACCATCATTTAATTTATCAATTAAACTTGTTGAAGAAGCAAACATCATTAGAGACATTCCTATTATATTAAATTCTATGTCATTCAACGATGACTATGAAGGGAACTTTGAAACAAGAAGAGCACTTGTATATACTATGAGGTTTACTGTAAAGACATACATTTACGGTCCCACTACAGATACAGGTCTTATCAAAAAAGCAATTACCAAAGAGTACGGTAAGGTTGACCTTACTGCACCTGGAAGATATCGTAAGTATGAAGTTACTGCGAAAGCAAAAGTTGATAAGAACAACGACAACGTTGTTGATGCCATCGATGATTCATTACTTGTTTCTGGAGATGATTTTGGATTCAACGAAACTAGTTCTTACTTTGAAGACCTATGAGTGAAAATTACGAAGGAATCGAAGACGCATTAAATGTAGAAGCAGAAATTGTTCCTGCAACACCAGCGCCAAAACCAAAGAAAAGAACAGAACGTATTATTGACATCGATAAAGACGTTCAAAAAGATTATGACTATACTAGGGGTCAACTCTATGATGTCATTGAGAAGGGTCAGGAGGCGCTCTCAGGTGCCTTAGACGTGGCAAACAATACAGACCACCCTAGAGCATATGAAGTCGCTGGTCAATTAGTTAAGAGTGTTTCTGACGCTGCTGAAAAACTTATCGATCTTCAAAAGAAAATGCAGGATCTTGAAGAAGGTCCAAAATCAAAACAAAAAGTCACCAACAATAATGCTTTGTTTGTTGGGTCAACTGCAGAGTTGTCCAAACTTATTAAGCAAGGTCTTTTAGATAATAAATAAACATAAAGCTTTATCCCGATGGTATACACAATTAAGTCCAGTGCTGTGGCACTGTCAGACACACCAAGTACAGTAAGTAGTGCTAACAGGGTTTTACTTCAAAACACTGGAACTTCTGCTGCAGTAGTTACTATTAAAAGTGATGATACTTTTCAATCTGGTAGTGCAGCAGTTCAAGGAACTGTGTATGTCCAGGCGGGTTCTGATCTTGTAATTAAAAAAGATAGATTGTTCACTCTTGAAGTTGCAAATGGTGTTACTACTTTATATGCAACTTCGGTAGGAGTAGAAGGATGAAAACTTTTAAAGAATTTTGTACACAACTTGACGAGGCAGCATGGACGAAAAAATCAGGACAGAACAAAGAAGGTGGACTCAACGAGAAGGGCAGGAAGTCCTACGAGAGGGAGAACCCTGGCAGCGACTTGAAAGCACCGACCAAGAAGAAGGGCAATCCCAGAAGAAAATCCTTCTGTGCTCGGATGCGTGGAATGAAGAAAAA